CGTCGCCGATCTCGATCGTCGCGATCACGCCGGAGCTCCGAGGTTCGCGAGCGATCCTTGTCGGCGATCGTAGGCTCGAAGCGTGCGCTTGATCGCGCGAGCGGTGCCGTCGGGATCCGTCGCGCCGAACACGTTGATCGTGATTCCGCCGGCGCCGGCGGATCCGAGCGGGCCGGCCGATCGAGGAGCTCGCGCCGGCGTGCCGATCGGCGCGGAGCGGACGGCGCCGGCGGATCCGATCGCGCCGAAACCGGGGATCTTGCCGAGCCACTTCGGGGGGCTCGGGAAATCGATCTTCGAGATCCAGTCCACGACGGAGCGCACGGTCGAAAGTAGGCCGGTAAAGGCTTCGTAAATCGCCTTCGGAAATGCGATCTTCTTTATCCAGCCTACGGCGTCCTCGACCTTTCCAGCGAGATCGCCGAAATGCGTGATAAGTAGACCTAGCGGCGAATTTTTCATCACAGCCCATACGTCATTGAGCGCCTCGCGGAACGTGTTTGACTTGTTGTAGGCGATCACGACGCCGGCGACGAGCGCGGCGATCCCGATCACGACGAGCCCGATCGGGTTCGCGTCTAGCGCGACGTTGAGAAGCCACTGGACGGCCGTCCATGCGGCCGTAGCCGCTCGGACGGCGACGGTGCCGGCTTGGTAGACGGCCATAGCAGCGCGGGCGACGAGGACGCCGGCGGCGAGCGCGGCGACGACGGCGACGATCGCTTTAACGGCCGTCGTGTGCTCGCTCGCGATCGACGTCGCGTGGAGCATGATTCCGGCGAGCGCCGAGATCACAGGGATCAGCGCGGCGCCGATCTTCTCCTGTAGCTCGCCCATTTGAATCTGCATGAGCTTGTATTTGCCGGTCGCCGTGTTCGCGGCCTCGGCCGCGGCGCCGCCGGTTTTCTCGGCGAGCTCGGCCGTAATCGCGGTCATATCCTTCGATTTGAGCGTGGCTTGATCGAGGCCGGGGACGAGCTTGCCGAGCGCCGTCGTGCGGCCGTCCTCGGCCGCGGCGAGCGCCTTCGTCACGACGTCGAGACTCTTGCCGGATTGCGCGGATATGTCCGTCGCGAGCGCGAGCCGCTCCTCGGCGGTGTGGACGTCGCCGGTCGCCGACGCGAGACGGGCGAGCGCCGGCCGGAGCTCGTCGTCGGCGACGGCCGTCTGCATTGAGAGCTTGGAGATGTAGTCCTCGGCGCCGGCGACTTGCGCTTTCGTCGCGCCGGTTGTGCGTTCGAGCGCGCCGGCGAGCTTCGTCGCGGCCGCCTCGTCCTCGGCCGCGGCCTTGGCCGCGCTCACGCCGACGGCGGCGAGCGAGCCGAGCACGGCGATCGCCGGAAGCGTCGCCTTGCGGATCCCGGCGCCCATCCTCTCGCCGCGCGACTGGACGTCGGACAGGGGTCCGTTGAGGTTTCCGAGCTCGCGGGCGGCGCCGGCGGTCTCGGCGCCGACGCGAATGAGGATGTTTCCGGGGCCGGCCACTCTAGGCGTCCAATCCGTGACGTCGGATCACTTCGTAGAGCTTGCGCTTGAAGATCGGGACGGCGCCGGCGGTCTCGAAGCGGCGGACGGTCGGCGCGATCCAGTAGGCGCCGCCGGCGGGTGCCGCGAAGTGTTCGCCGCCTTGCTCGGATCCCCACGCGAGCCGGCCGGCCGGCGTGCCGCGGTGCCCTACCTTTTTCGAGCCGCCAAGGACGACGGTCGGGAATCGGTCGGACTTGACCTTGGCCGCTTGCGCGACGAGCCGCGCTTGCGGAGTCGGGCTCGACGCGGCGGCCGCCTGGAGCGCGAGCACGAGGCCGCCGGCGGCCTCTCGTGCGGCTTCTCGGATCTCGCCGTTCGCCTCGGCGCGGAGATCTCGATCGAGACCTTTAAGCGCGTCGAGCGTCTCCTCGATCCCGTCGGTTCGGACGGTGACGTTAGCCGGCACCGTTCACGTCCTCCAGTACGGAGACCATCGTCGCGACGAGCTCGGGATCCATGCCGAGGATCTCGCGCGGATCGAGCCGAAAGGCGACGGCGAGCTCCACGGCTAGGCGGGTGACGGTGCCGGCGGGGTAGGGGGGGCCTCGTCGCCGATCGGCGTGAGCTCGACGCTATCGACGGTCTCGATCCAGGCGTCTACGCCTTGCTCGATCCCTAGAGCGTGATGGGCGATCACGTGGAACGCGAGAAGCGGCGCGGTGCCCATCGAGGCCGGCCAGTTGTGCCGGAGCGCGTAGCGTTCCCAGGCGGCGACGGATGCGGTGCCGGCCTCGAACTCGGTGACGGTCTCGTCGCCGGCGTAGCGGATTTTTCCAGCGAAGCGGAGCACGCCGGCTAGTCCTTCCGCTTCGCCGCGGACTTGCCGCCGACGGTGACGGGCGCGATCGAGGAGCGCCGGCGAGCTCGCGCGGCCGCGACCTCGCGGCTAGGCGTCTCCTCGGCGCCGACGCCGGCGACGCGGACGGGCGTGCCCTCGACGGCGAACTCGAACGAGCTCGTGATCTGCGCCGAGACGTCGCCGCCGATCGGGATCGACGTCACGAGGCAATTGCCGGTGTATTTCGTGCCGGCGTCGGAATTGGGCACGAACTCGAACGCCTGCACGCTGAGAGCGTTGTCCATGCACCAGTTCACGAAACCGGCCTCGGCCTCGAAATCCTGGACGGCTTCGCCGGACAGAACCCAAGATTCCGTAATCTCGGGGAGCGGGTCGGGATCGCCGAGCGTCGGCGTGCCGTCGGCGGAATCCTGCGACGGTTCCAGCGTGACGTTTGAGATCTGCGCGCCGTAGTCCACGAGCGGCGCGCCGATCTTCAACGTGCCGGGGCCGAGCCTTGTGTCGATAGGTGGCGCCATGAGCTATTCCTCCTCGGTTGAGACGGTGACGGTTGCCAGAACTTCGAGAGCCGGTAGCGGCTCGACGCGCGACGAGCTCGCCCACGTGGACGGGCGATAGCTCGACTCGCCGAGGACGTCGGCGATCGCGTCGGCGAGCGTGTAGAGACGATCGACGGCGGCGATCGTGTTGAGCGGATCGCCGGTCACGACGAGGACGGGGATCTCGAACGAGCACGCCGAGAGACGCTTCGCCGTCAGCGTCGGCAATCCGACGAGGACGCCGATCGGCGCCGGGTTAAATTTGCCGGCGTCGCGTGTCGCCTCGATCGAGGCCGCCTGGAGGACGTCCACGACGGCGCCGAGAGCTCGCGCGGCCGCGGTCACGCGCTCACCGGCCGATTCCAGCCGAGGAGACGGAAGATCTCCGCGCGGCGCGAGCCGGCCTCGGCGAGAGCGGTCTCGGCGTCGTAGCCGGCGAAACCGGACGGCGCCGATCGGGATTGGTAGAGGACGGCCGCCCACGAGATCGCGCCGGCGCGAACATCGGCCGGCACGGTCGAATCGTCGTCAAACACGAGATCGGATCGGCGCCTCTCGACGGCGGCGCGGACGGCCGCCGTCGAGAGGACGAGACGCTCGTCGGTCGGATCGTCGGCGACGTCGAGCGCGTCGGCGACGTCGCCGGTTGTGATCCAATCGGCCACGAGCCGGCCGCTAGCCCTTCTTGCTCGACGTGGAGCGGCGAGCGGTGCGCTTCGCCTCGGACTGGCCGGCCGGAGCTCCGGCGGCGGGAACGAGCGAATAGATGCCGTCGTCGTACTCCAGGTCGAACGACGCGAACGACGTGACGCCGAGCTCGACCTTGAGCGCGCCGATCACGTTCGCCGTGAGCCGGATCGGGTTCGTCTCGCGGGCGTCGATCACGCCTTTCCGCGTGACGAGCTCGGCGCCGGCGGGCAGATGCGTCGAGACGACGATCCGCAGTCCGGCGATCGTGCCGGTCAGATCCGCGGCCGACAGATCGCCGTTCACGTAGGCGGGCGGCGGGCCGGCCGTGTCCACGAGATCGCCGTAGATGTCGGGCGCGACCACGAGGAGATTCGGCCGCTTCTTCGATCCGGCGAAGTGAGCCGCGATCGCGGCGCCGACGCCGGCGCCGGCCGCTCCGGGCGTGTCGTTGGCCATGAGAAGATCGGCGATCTTCTGCTCGACGTCCGAGTAATAGTCCTGGACGGCGGCGCGGAAGATCG